AAAATAGGAGTTAGTGAATAATGAATTTTAATATGCGATTTAAAATGAATAGCATTAATAAGATTATAAAAGACCATGAACTTAACAAAGATGGTGCTGTAACAAAGTTTTTACGAGATGATGTTGACAGATTAAGCGATGCTTATATTCCTATGGATACAGGTACATTAAAAAACAATAAAACTTATCCAAACAATCATTCAATTAAATACGTTGAACAATATGCTCATTATATGTATAAAGGCAAAGTTGCAGTTGGATCAAGTAAGCCTAAAGGTGTAAAAAGAACTATAAGCAATAAAGCTATAAAGTATCAAGGAGCACCTAAAAGAGGAGCAGAATGGGAAAAACGTATGATGAATGATAAAAAAAGTGAATTAATAAGAGACATAAATAACTATATTAAACGAGGAGGCAAATAATGGCAAAATCTAAAATGGAATTAATTAAAGAATATATAGAAACTTGTCCTCTTTTAGATGGCGACAAAATAAACGTTGACTATTTAAAAGATGAAGTTTATTCATATTCTATTGATAGAACACCAACAACACCAATTTTACAAAAGTATGTTGACGGTTATGGTGGAAAAAAACAAATTACATTTGATTTTACAGTAACAGCTCCTTTGTCTAGTAGAGTTGTAAGTAATCTTGCTAATTCGAAGTTTGGGGAAGATTTTATTGACTGGATAGAAACACAACAAATGTTAAGGAATTTGCCTAAAATAGATGGAGCTTTTTCCATAGAATGTACAAGTCCAAGTTACATTATACAAAAGACAAATACAACAGCAATTTATATAATACAAATGAATTTTATATATTACGAGCTATCTAATTCACTTCCAGAAAGTGTATAAGTAGCTTAATTTTTTGTAAGGAGGAAAACAATGCAAATATATAATAGAGCCGATAAAGTTAATTTTATGAATACTGGAACAGCTGGAAATCCTGTTTATACAAGAATGCAAGGTTTTACATCTGCTGGAAAATCTTTAAATTCTAGCACTTATGATAGAAGATATGTAGATGAAAAAACAGAAAGAAGCACAGTTACAGGATTTTCTCCAGAAATAGAATACAATTTTGACAGAATAGTAGGAAATACTATTCACGATAAAATTGCAGAAGTACATGATGACGAACTAGTTGGAGAAACAGTTGATATAGTAACAGTAGATATGATAACACATGAAGCAAGATTAAGAACATATAGCGTAATTCCAGATGCAGATGGAGATTCAACAGATGCTTATACATATTCTGGAACATTCCATGCATACGGAGAAATAACAAAAGGAACAGCAACAGTATCAGCAGATGGAATGACAGCAACATTTATACCATCAAGTAGTGTTTAGATAAAGGCAGGGCAATAACCTGCCTTTTTTATTTAGGAGGAAATATGAGAATTAAAGATTTAGAAGTAAATTTTGATTTTTTAGATGCTGATGATGTTGAAAGATTAGAAAATGCCACAAAAAAAGTAGTAGAAAAATCAGAAGAATATAAAGACAAAGAATTATCAATGTCAGAAGATATTAGACTTGAGTGTAAGATAATAAATGAGTTTTTTGATGAAGTATTTGGCGAAGGTATATCAGAAAAGTTGTTCAATGGCAAAAACAATTTAAAAGACCATATAAAAGTATTTGAAGATATTATGGCTGAAAAAATAAAATATACTAATGACATTCAATCAATGTATGAAAGGTATCAACCTAAAAAATGAGAATTAATATTTTGTTAGATGAATTGCCAGAGATAACACCAAGTGGACTAAAAATAAGGACAGATTTTAGAGAAAGTATTAAGTTTGAATTATTAATGCAAGATAGAAACATAAAAGAAGAAGATAAAATAAAACTTGCTTTAAACTTATATTATGATGAAATTAAAGATGTAAGAGAAGCAATACAAGATATTATATGGTTTTATAAGTGCGGAGAAAGAGAAGTTGCAACGAAACAAACTAATGAAGATAATATAAAACAAATTTATAGCTATGAATTTGATGATGAATATATATATAGTGCATTTAAAGATCAATATAATATAGATTTAAACACAGAAAACTTGCATTGGTGGAAATTCAAGGCTTTATTTAAAGGATTAAAAGAAAACAATAAAATAGTTGAAATAATGGGTTATAGAGCAATGGATTTAACAAAAATAAAAGATAAAGAAGAAAAAGCACGATATAAAAAACTTAAAAAAATATATGCTTTGCCAGATATGAGGACACAAGAAGAAAAAGAAGCAGATTTTGGGAAAGCTTTTTGGTAAGTTTAGAAAGGAAATAAAATGGCAGATGGTTCAGTAGTAATAGATACGGAGTTAAATGATAAAGGTTTACAAAGCGGATTAACAAAATTAAGTAGTGTTGCAAAGAACGCATTAAAAGGAATTGCAATTGGTATAGGTGCTGTTTCTGGAGCATTTGCAACATTAATAACACAAAGTGTAAAAGCAAGAGGTGAGTTAGAGCAACAAATAGGTGGTGTAGAAACATTATTTAAAGGAAGTGCTGATAAAGTAATACAAAACGCAAATAGAGCCTTCGAAACAGTTGGAATAAGTGCTTCTGAATATATGCAGAATGTAACATCATTTAGTGCTTCATTATTACAAAGTGTTGCTGGAGATACAGAAAAAGCAGCAGATATAGCAGATATGGCTATGCAAGACATGGCAGACAATGCAAATAAATTTGGAACAGATATGGCAAGTATACAAAATGCGTATCAAGGATTTGCAAAACAAAATTATACAATGCTTGACAACTTAAAACTAGGATATGGTCGGTACTAAAACAGAAATGGAACGATTGCTTGCAGATGCTCAAAAAATAACTGGTGTAAAGTATGATATATCTAATTTAAGTGATGTATATGAGGCTATTCACGTTATACAAGAAGAATTAGGAGTAACAGGAACAACTGCAAAAGAGGCTCAAGATACATTACAAGGAAGTTTTGCTTCTATGAAAGCAAGTTGGCAAAACTTTTTAAGTGGTAGTGGAGATTTAAGCCAAGTAGTAGGAACAGTATCAAACGTGGTAAAAAACATAGTAAGACTTGTCAAAGATGCACTTCCAGACATTATGAAAAACATTTCAAAATCTATGCCAGAAATGTTAAAACTTGGTAAAGAATTAATTTCAACTTTTATAGATGGAATTATTGAATATTTACCAGAACTTGTTGAACAAGCTGGAGAAATATTAAATAGTTTAATTGAAGGAATTTTAGACGCATTACCTGAATTAATTCCAGTAGTAATACAAATAATTGAACTCTTAACAACTAGTTTATTAAATTATTTACCTCAATTAATTCAAGTAGGAATGCAAATTATAGTTCAATTAATTCAAGGAATAGCGCAGATGTTACCTAGTTTAATTCCTCAAGCGGTAAAAGCAATCATTACAATTGTTGAAACATTGTTAGACAATATAGATATGTTAGTTGATGCCGCAATAGAACTTATAATGGCACTAGCAGATGGAATAATAGAAGCACTTCCAATATTAGTTGAAAAAGCACCAGAAATTATAATTAAATTTGTAGCTGCATTAATAAAAAATTTACCTAAAATATTAGAAACAGGTGTTAAACTGCTTGGAAAATTAATTGAAGGTGTTATTTCAGTAATTTGGAAGCTAGGCGATATGGCATGGCAATTAATAGTTAAAATTTATGATGGTTTAAAAGAAAGTTTTTGGAAAATTGTTGATGTTGGAAAAGAATTAGTTGAAGGCTTATGGAATGGAATTAAAGAAAAATGGGAATGGCTTAAAAATAAAACAAAAGAATTAGCAAATGGACTTGTAGATGGCTTTAAAAATGTTTTTGGCATACATTCGCCATCTAAAGTGTTTAATGAAGAAATAGGAAAATATTTAGCTTTAGGTTTAGGAGAAGGTTTTGAAGATAATCTAGGAAAAGTATATAGTCAAATGAAAAGTGCTGTTGATTTTGAAACACAAAAATTAGGAACAAATATAAGCACAAATGCTAATATAGGTAAAATACTAACCGCAAATATAACATTAAATCAAGGCGACATGATAATGGATGGTGAAAAAGTCGGAAGAATTATTACACCTGTTGTAACAAAAACATTAAGAGGGGCAGGTGCATATTAATGCCAATGAAAGTTAAATATAATAACAAATATTTTAAAATATTAAATAATTTTGGATATAAAAATTCAAATAATGAAGTTACGTTTAATGATATAACAATTGATTTTACAGGTTGTAAAATTGCAGATATACCTTATAAATTTCAAGAAATCAAAATAATAGAAGAAATTGCAAATGAAGAAGATAAGGTATTATTTACTGGCTTTTTAGATAGTGTAAGATTTTCACAAATGAAAGACAAAAATGAAAATAAAGAATTAATACTTACTTTATTGTCTCCTTTAAAATTAGCAACAAAAAGATATGTTTCATTAATTGGAACATATAAATTAAAATATGCAATTCAAAGGGTAATACAACCTTTATTAAATGATGGATTTGTATTAAAAGAATTAAATATTCCAGAAGGACAAATAACAACAAATTTTTTATTAGAAACAATAGAAAATTGCATGAATAGTATTAGTAATCAAAGGAATATATTTTGGTATATTAATGAAAATAAAGAAATATTTATAAATTCAATAGATTATTTATTTGCATTGCCAGTAAAAAAAAGCATAAATCAAGATGAAATAGAAAATGGATTATTAAAAATACAACCTTCAATAGAAAATATAGATTATGCCAATATTATAAATTTTAAAAATATAAGATTAATATATCCACAGTTAAATAATAGTTTTCATTTACAGGATGGTTATCCAGTAGTTACAATAGGAAAACAAATTAAATATGGAGACATTATAAATTTTGATAATCCAATTATAGTAGATGAAAATCAATTAAGAAATATTGTAGAAGAAGGTAATTTCCCAGAGCAAGAGCCTATGTATGATTGCTTAAATATGGTTATTCAATTAAGTGGTGGAACATCTAAAACATATAGAATTTCATTAGATGAAACACAAGGATCAGTAAATTATAATAAGTATATAACTCAAGGAAGTATTACTTATAATAATGATGAAGAAGAAGGCGAAATTGTTTTACAGAGAGATAATTTTTTCCAAAATTTAATTACTGGATTTAAATGGAATGTTGACAGCAATGCAACAATAACTTATTTTAGGACATTAACAGCATTAAGATACACTACAATGAGATTTATGTATTCTCCAGAAATTAATAAATTAAAAGGAATAATAAGCAATTCAGGACAAATAGAAAAAACAATTGATTATGCAGAAAAATGGACTAGTTTAACTAAATTAATAGATTATGCAAGAAGTTTAATAGTACAAAATTCTAATATAATAAATCAAGTAGAATTAGAATATGATGTAAATCCAAACGTAAATATAGGAGATATTATATCAATAAATGAACCTGATTTTTTTATTAAAGGCGATTTTGCAGTTAAAGATATTTCTTATAAATATTATAATAACCTTAAACAGATTTGGAAATTAACTTTAAAAAATGCAGATATACTAACAACTTTTATAGATTTATTTAGACCTCAAGAAACACAAGTTCAAGACGATATTCTAAATACAATAATATTAAGTGAATTTGTTGAAGAAAAAATAAATGAAACTCATACTATTGTAAAAGTAGGATTTAACTAGGAGGTTATAATGAAAATAAAAAATGATTTAATAAGGATTCAAATTAATAATAAAAAATATGATTTTCATAATATGATAATGTTTGAATATTTAAGAAGATTTGCAAATGCTCAATTATCAGAACAAAATATTAACAAAATATCATTTAATAAAAATTTAAGATATTGTTTGTTAAAATTTGATACTCCTTTTGAAAATTTAACTCAAAATTCAACAATACATAACCAAGATTTTGATATAGGGTTATTAACAATGACAAATTCTAAACAAGAAATGAATAATAAAAAAATAACTGTTGAATATCAATATAATAATTTTAACCAAATATATGATGAAAGCACTCAACAAGTAACAGAAGATATAACACCTTATTTAGAAAGAAAAATTACTGCAATAGGATTTAATAATCAAGTAATAAGTGATGAAGCTTTTGAAAACAAATTTCCTGTATGTGCCATATTAGATACATCAAATTATGATATTTATTTAAGTACATTTGAAGATTTTGTAATAACAAGACGAGATATTATTTCAAGCGATGCTGAATTTTATTCTCCAAGTAGTTTGGTTACAGGTCCAGCACATTTAGCACCATTAGGAACACCTCAAATAATAGATCAACCTAATATTTATGAGGATAATGCACATACAAGTTGGAAAGCTTTTTATGATAATGGATATGGGATATTATATAGTATAGGATTTTCATCTTATCCAGATTATATAGATAAAGAATTTGTTATAGGTACAGATATTTCAATATCATCTAGTGGGGATTTTTTAGCTTCTTCTATATTTAGGAATGAATTAGAAGGTCAATTAATCTATCCAGAATTAAATTTATATCCAAGTTTAGGTAATTATCCTTTGAAAAACAATTATAAATATGTAATTTTAAAGTATAAAATATGGCAAATGGTTCATTCTGGAACATATGAAGAAGTAATTTCAACTCCAACAGATACTGGATTGTTTTATTATGAAGCACTTCCACTTAACAAAATAGGGAATTTAAGGTTATTTTTAAATTATGAAGGAGGATAAAAATGGTAAACTTTGAAAATGGAACACTTATAAAAGGTGCATATGTGGTAATTAATGGCGTTGAATATCCAGTTGTAATGCCTGCTATTACAGGTGATACACCAATGAGTGCAGAAAACTTAAATAAAGCTCAAAATGATTTATATGATGAAATTAATTTAAAAGCAATAGTTGAAAGTGGTTCAAATGCTAATGGAACCTATATAAAATATGGCGATGGAACAATGATAGTTAATAAAAAAATCACAACAACAAAAACAATTAATGGAACATGGGGCAATTTATATATAGCTAATGTTGGAAATATAGGAGATTATCCTGTTGAGTTTATTGAACCGCCTCAAGTGGCAATATTTGCTTATGGAAGTCAAAGTGCTATTGCTATGAATGGAGGAACTGGAACACGATTAAGACCACCTCCAGTTGATTTAGTAAGAGGAGAGATTTTAAATACAGCAGTAAACTATACCATAGATGTAACAGCAATTGGTAAATGGAAATAAGTTGTACTAAAAGATAAAATATGTTATAATAAAGTGAGGTAAAGAATTATGACAATAGAAATAGGAATTATAATAAGTTTGATAGGCTGTATAATAGGAATAGTTAGTTTTATTATAGGACAGAAAAAATCTGGCAAAGATGATGGAATGTCTTTAGGTTCTTTTATGGGTGAAATGAGAGCAGAAATTGCTTCGATTAAAGAAATGATAAATGAACTAAAAAGTGATCATAAAGAAGTAGATGGTAAGATAAAAGAAGCTATTGCTGAACACGTTAAAGCTTATCATAAGTAAGGAGAAGTTATGAAAAAAGAAGAGTATATTCCAAACGATGAACCACTTTTAAGAGTGGAACAAAAACTTGATAACGTACAAGAAAAATTTGAACAAAACACTTTGGCAATGGAAATGTTAAAAGAATTAAAGAAATCAGGACAGAGAAAATTTATAATAATAATTATACTTATTATAGCATTAATAGGAACAAATCTTGGTTGGCTTATATATGAATCTCAATTTGAAACAGTTGAAACAACAGAACAATACATGGAAGATTTAGATAATCCAACAAATTCTAATTTTACACAAACAATTAATTAAAACAAGTAGAAATACTTGTTTTTTTTATGTGAGGAGAGTGATAATATTGAAAATGTATCAAAGAAAAACAGTTACAAGGAGAAAATCAAATGGCAGTTCCAAAAAAAGAAGGAAACGTTAAATTTGATTTTACAAAACCTGAATTAAATTACATATTAGAAAATGCAAATTTTACGGAAGAACAAGAAAAAATATTTAATATGCTTACGAGTAAATATGGCAGACAAACTTTAGTATATATATCAATGAATATGAATATGTCAGAAAGTACAGTAAAGCGAAGAATACAACAAATAAAGAAAAAGATATTAAGACTACTCTAATTAGAGTGGTCTTTTTTTGAACTTAATATGAACCTTTTATTTCTTCTTAATTTAGTACAATTAAATTAAGAAAGGAGATGCGAGAAATGAAAAAAGGTGGGCTTAAGCATTACGCGATGAGACACGCTAGGCATCTTCTTTTCTTGTAGTTTTAATAGATTAAGGAGTTATATTATGAATTATCCTATGTATAATAATCAATTTCAATTTCAAGAATTACAAAACATGAGAGACAGAATAGACAGTCAATTACGTTCTTTACAACAAAATCAAGTTCAACCACAGCCAATAACACAAAATTTTCAATTGGCACCAAACCCCACAAATAATGAATTAGAAAGTAAATATGCAAATAACATAAATGAAGTACGAAACACATTTGTAACTAAAACAGGAATATTTGTAAATAAAGATTATTCTGTTATGTGGGTAAAAGACATAAACGGAAACGTAAGAACGTTTAATACAGTAGAAGTAGTTGAAATGGATGAAAAAGACAAAGAAATCTTTAATTTAAAAAAACAAATTGAAGAAATGAAAGGTATGATTAAACATGAATCAAATAGCACAAATATCACAGATGTTAATGAACAGGTTACAAACAAAAAATCCTCAAGGGTTTCAAATAGCTCAAGATTTAATGAAAAGTAATGGAAATCGACAAGCATTTATTAATCAATTCATGAGTAGTGCAACTCCTGAACAAAAACAAAATCTATTAGAACAAGCAAAAAATTATGGAGTACCTGAAAGCTTTTTAAGTCAATTACAAAATATGAAATAGGTAATAATTTTTTAAGTTATTATAGATTTTTTGGAAAGGAGGACACACTATGAACGATAATATGAGTCCAGCAGATGTTGCAGCAGTTGTAGGAAACACAGACAGAAATTATGGTTATCCAGTATTCCCATACGGTGGTGGATTTGGAAACAGCGGTTTTGGTGGAAATGGAGACTGGTCTTGGATAATTATTCTACTAATTTTATTTGGTTGGGGTGGAAATGGTAATGGTGGCTTTGGTGGTTTTAATAATGACTATGCTTGGCTTTCAAATGGACAAAAAGAAATTATGCAAAATACAAACCAAGGATTTAACACATTACATTTAAGCAACCAAATAGACTCTATAAGCAATGGAATAAATTCATTGTCTAACCAATTATGTAATTGCTGTGGAGATATAACAAGTACAATTTCAAATGGTTTCTATAATTCAGAAATTTCTGCAAATAATAGACAAATGGCTGATATGCAACAAAACTTTGCATTAAGTACACAACTAGCAAACGCAAGTGCTGACAATAGACTAGGAATAGCAGGTTTAAATTCAACAATTTTATCTGAAAACTGTGCTGATAGAGCAGCATTAGCAGATGGATTAAAAGATGTTCTTATTAACCAAACAGCTAATACACAAAAAATACTAGATACACTTTGTCAAGACAAGATAGATGCTAAAAATGAAAAGATCCTAGACTTACAAAGACAATTAGATATGGCTGATTTAAAAGCAAGTCAAATAGCACAAAACGCATTTATTTCACAAGGATTTGCAAATGAAGTTGATGCTTTATATAACAGACTTTCTAACTGCCCTGTACCAAGTACACCAGTTTATGGAAGAACACCAATATTTACTTGCAACAACAATGGATGCGGTTGCGGAAACACATTTGGAAGCACAATAGTATAGCAAAAAGTCGATAGACACACTCGATTACGAGAACTTGCTAACATAGAGAATAGGCAAGTAGCTTATTCTCTTTTTTACAGATAAGGAGGAGAAAACATGAATGGAGTAATACAAGCAATACAAGAGCCAGAAATAACATTAACATCAAATACAGCTTCTTTACCATTTGCACAAGTTGATTTAAGAACAAGATGTGCTATAAATTGTCAAGGATTTATGAACCACAACGAAGGAAGTGCATTATTTAGTATTTTAGAAGGTGGAACATACGAAGTAACATTCAACGCAAATGTAACAAGTGCAACAGCTCGGACAAGTACGGACTAGCACTTTTTGCTGATGGAGTACAAGTACCTCGGAACAGAAATGGATGAAGCAATTGCAACAGCTGGAGAATTTGCAAACATTGGATTTGATAAGAAAATAAGAGTATGCTGCAAAGGAACTGTTAACTTAAGTATTAATAGTGTTCCAACAATAGTATATTCTGGTGGAGCAACACCAGTAGTAACAGAAATACCAATTATAAAAAATGCAAATATTAATATTGAAAGACTTGCATAATGAATAATTTTGAACATAATTTAGAGGTTTTATCTAACTTATTACAAATAATGAGTTATCAAATATTAGTAACAGATTTTAATAATACTGATTTAATGAAGTATTTAAAACACCAAGACAACTTATTAGATAAGATAATAAAACAAAATGAAGAAATAATAAAACTTCTAAAAGGAGGCTAAAATGGATATAGAAGAAATTATTGAAACAATAGTAAACAATGGTAGAGTAGAAGATATGCAAGAACTTTCTGATATGCTTGAAGATACATTAGAAGATATGAAAGAATATTATCCAGAAGAATATAAGAAATACGAAATAAAACTATATGAAATGGCTTATGGTTGTGTACTTAATGAAGAAATGGCAAAAGATATTGTAAGAAAAATGCGACCATTTGGCGAGAAATGGAGAATAGAAGAAACCTCAAATATACAAAGAGATTTTGGGTTAAACTTTAGAGAACCAGATTTTTATATAGTTATGAATAGTGCATATAATGATTACAATAATCTTTTTAGGGATAATATAGAAATGTATGTACAATTTGCAAGTGATTTTATAAATGATGAAGATGCAAAAAGAGATAAAGTTTACTTATATTATACTACTATACCAGAATAGAAAGGAGAGCTAATATGAACGAAATGAACACTAGAGATTATGATAATAGATACTACGATGAAGCGGAACATGGATATAGAAGCTATCGTGATTATAGAGATAGTTACAGAGGCGGTAATTATAGAGATGATTACAGAAATTACAGAGATGATTATAGAACAAGAGACTATGATCGTAGAGGCGGAAAAATAAACAACAGAAGTTATAGAAATTATCGTGGCGACTATTATGAAGAATTAGAAATGGCTGTTGAAGATATGAGAGAAGGTTATAGAACTTTAGAAGATATATCTGAAATGGTAACAAATCCACAAGAAAAAAATGTAATAATGAAAGTAGCACAAGCTGAAAAAGAAAACTATCATCACTTAAAACAAATGATGGATAAATAAAATGAAAGAAATATGCAGTTTTACTATTAACAATAAAGTTTATACAATTTATGATGTAGAACATATAGAAGGTTTAAATAGTTATGTAGGAAGGTCAGATTATATAACAACAGACATATTTATTGAATATAATACACCAGAGCAGATGTTATTAACATTAAAACATGAACTTATGCACGTTTGGTTATACGAAAACGGACATACTAATCAAAACGGACAAGAAATATTTGATTATGAAGATTTATGCGAATTAACAGCATTAAGTAATAATTCAATTAATAGAATCGTAGATTTATATTTACAAAGCAAAGAAGTGTGAAAACACTTCTTTTTTTATAGAAAGGAGGAAAACATGGAAGCAAATTATTTTATTGAAATTATAACAGTTTTTGTAACATTAATAGCAGGACAAATAATAAAACAATATCCAAACATAGACAAAAAGAGAGTAATTCCTATTCAGAATTTAGCAATAGGAATACTAATAGCAGTTTTCAATTGGATAATAACAAAAGACTTTCAAACTTCAATAGCAGTAAGTGGATTATTTGCTGGCGGAGTGTATGACTTGGTACACAACTTAAAATTATGGAAAGGAGAGGAATAATATGGAAGAATTGCAAGATACATTTAACGAAGATGGACTAGAGATATTAGTAGAGGAAGGAGTGATTGAGAATGCAGATGAGAACTAATTGCCCAAGTGGTAATAATTATTACATAAGACAAGTAAATGGTGGTTGGAATGGAGCAATACAAGGGAACCCAACAAAAGCAGGTGCAAATGTATTAGCAAACTGTGTACGGATATGCAAATCGGACGTTTTGCTGAAATTATGGATAAAAATAAAATACTATATCAATTAGTATGTAATGCAGAAAACTTCATTGAAAAAGCAAAAAATTATGGTTTAACTGTTGTTGATTATCCAACACTTGGAGGGATAATGGTTTGGAAAAAAGGAGCGACATTAAGTGGAAATGATGGAGCAGGGCACGTTGCAATAGTTGAAAGAATAGATAGTAAAAATCAAATATATACTTCTGAAAGTGCATACAGAGGAAGTGCTTTCTTTAATGCTACTAGAAATAACAGTAATGGAAGATGGGGAATGGCAAGTGGTTACACATTTAGAGGTTGTATTATAAATCCAGCAATAGGAGACGTACATTGGGAAACACCTACAACAAATACAATGTATGTAAATACAAACTCATTACCATTAAACGTAAGAGATAATCCAAACGGAAACGTAATAGCTCAACTACAAAAAGGAACGCAAGTAAATGTAATAGACCATTCTGGAGGATGGAGCAAAATTGATAGTCCAATGGATGGCTGGGTATCTACTCAATACTTGTCTGACAAAAGACCAGTTGGAAGAAACACAGTAGGAGAATATAGATATCTAAAAGCAAACGTTAAGCTATGGAGTAATCCAAACTTAACAGGAACAAGCTATGATTATTTGGCAGGAACAAAAGTAAAAATATTGGAAAACGTAAGTGAAGAAGTAGATAAAATTTATGTTCCAGCAACAGGAAGAACAGCATACATAAATATATATTGGTATAGATAAAAGGGTTGCAATATAGCAACTCTTTTTTATAGGAGGAAAGAAATATGAGTGATATGATAATTAATATAGAAAAAGAAACAAGAAAAGTAGAATTAAGTCAAGTATATTTAGGAAATGACCATGAGAATTTACAAGAGAATTTAGTATTTACATTTGATGAATTTGTCAATGGTCAAGCAAGATTAGAATATGAAATAGAAGGAAATAAGAATTATATAATACTAACAAAAGAAAATGAAACATATACAATACCAGTAAAGAACGTAATTACAATATATCAAGAAGAAACACAAGGGAAAATACAATTCCAATTAGTAATAACAGAAGGAACAAACGAAGAAGAAATACCAGTATTTAAAAGCAATATATTTTATTTGCGTTGCAGACCTTCTATTAATGCAGTAAATGAAGCTCCAGAAGGTTACGAATTATGGATAGAACAAGCTAATGAAAAGCTAAATGAATTTAGTGAAGCAATAGAAGATATTACAGACGCATTAGAAGATGTAAATACAGCTATTGAAGAAACAAATAACCTTGATTTAGACGCAAGTAAAGTAGATAAAACAACTACTGTAAGTTTAACAAAAAAAGATGGTACAGTAAAAAGAGTACAAATAGCAGATGGATTAAGTTTAGAGTTTTTATGGCAAGGAACTTCACTAGGAATAAGAGTAGAAGGACAAGAAAATTATACTTTTGTAAATTTACAGGGAATACAACGGTCCAATTGGTCCACAAGGAAATCCGTTTCAAGTTAAAAAGACTTATGCAACAATTGAACTAATGATAGCTGATTATGATAATATGCAAATTAACGATTATGTAATGATTAGTGGAAACATTGAGGAAGAAGATAACGCAACATTATGGGTAAAAACTGAGCAAGAGGACCCTGATTATAGATGGCAATATTTAGCTGACTTTTCAGGAGCTTCAGGTGTTGAACGGTCCGCAGGGGGCTAGTGTTACATCAGCCACCATCAATTCTAATGGAGAGTTGGTGATGACAGTTGAGTAATTATAAAGTGTATTGTTTAACAAATACTATTACTAAAGAAAAATACATTGGTGTTACTAAACAAAAAATGTATGACAGATTAAAAGCAGGTAAAGGATATAAACCAAATACAAAAATAAATCAAACAATTTTAAAATATGGTTGGGTAAATTTTAAATATAATATTTTGTTTGAAACCGAAAATAGAGAAATAGCGGGAATGGTTGAAGAAGGATTTATAAAAAAATATGATACTGTAAGAAAAGGCTATAATATTCAAAGTGGTGGATTTAAAGGATTCACACAAATAGTAACAGAAAAGCAGAAAAGAAATATGAGTTTAGCTCAAAAAGGCAGACATTATTCACCAAAAACAGAGTTTAAAAAAGGAGAATACCATGAAAACAGCAAAAACAAAAAAGTACCCGTATTATGCGTTGAATTAAATAAAGTTTTTGAAAGTATAAAAGATGCAGAAAAAGAATTAAATTTATTTCATATATGGGATTGTTTGCATGGAAAAAGAAATCAATGCGGTGGTTATCACTGGCAATTAGTAAAGGAGGAAGAATAATATGGCACAAATAAATGCAGGTAGAATAAGATTTGTTTCAAGAGGAGAATATAGTAGCTCAACTGAATATTTTTTATTTGATTTAGTAAATTATAATGGTAGCAGTTATGTTGCAATAGCAAATTCAACAGGAGTTCTTCCTTCTGATGCTAGTAAATGGCAATTAATTGCTCAAAAAGGAAATACAGGAAATGATGGACCACAGCGGTCCAACAGGAAATGGAATATCAAGTATAGCAAAAACAAGTACAAGTGGATTAGTAGATACTTATACAATAACTTATACAAACGGAACAACCACAACTTACGAAGTTACAAATGGAGAAGATGGCGAAGTAACACAAGCTCAATTAGATGAAGTAATAGCAAGACAAAATCGTATATTAGCCAACACTCCAAGTGGCACAACAAACACTAACCCAGCATATATGAACGATAGTGCTGATTTACCATTAAATAAATTTGTATTAAAAGGAAAAACAGAACAGTTTACTACAACAGGAAAACAAATGCTTGATACGATTGTAGGAAGAACAGGCGAAGGCTACACAATGATTAACGATAATAAAGGAATTATTGTTAATATGTCTACAAGTAATGATAGATATTTCTTTATTTCAAATACATTTGAAAGTCCTCTATCTAAAACTTATACACTTGCTTTTGAAGTTTCTGGAATGGTAGATACTTCAATTCCATTTACTTTATGGGGCGGAGGAACAATTTTTAATTTAAAAAATGGAAGAAATGTATGCGTATTGCCACAAGATACAGTTTTAAATTTAAATCAAATTTTATGGGACGACCAAAATCCAAGTAGTAGAAATTCAATATTAACATTTACCAATTTCATGTTGGTAGAAGGAGAATACACAGAAGAAACAATGCCAGACTACGAGCCATATACTCGGTGGACTTCCAAGTCCTTCTCCTAGTTATCCACAAGAGATAAAGAATGTAGAAGGAAAAAATAAATTAAATGTGCCAGAAGTCTTAACATTTACAAGATACAAAGAAATTACAGACTTAAACATACCAGCAGGAACTTATGTATTTAATTGCCAAAAAAGACAAACAACAGGAAGTGAAAGTAGTTTATTCACATTTTATCATAACGACACTTCTTTAGGTAGCGAAACATTTACAGCTTCAACACTTTCAAGAACAATGACTTTTAATGATACTATTACAAAAATTATATTGTATTCACAAAGTAGTTATTCTTCATCAGCGAATATTGATATCACTTATACTGGCTTAATGTTATCAAAAGAAGGTGGCGACTATGTTCCTTATGGTTGTATTGAAATTAATAAAATGAATAAGAATTTTGCAAAAGAACAGTTTGACCAAAAATTAAAAATAACTTCTTCTGGAAATGACAGAATATTAGAAGTAGCAAATTACAATATAGCTCAAATAGTACCATGTAAACCTTCAACAACTTATGTAATAGATGGAGATTTTTCTGTATTTGTTGATGATAATTGTAGAGTTAGAGCTTTTGACAATTACCCAGTTTTAGGAGTAATTAATAGAAGCACAGCTTTTGCGAATGGTACTTCAAGATTTACTATTACAACAGATGCAACTTCACACTATTTATTTATTTATGATACTTCTGATACAAGAAATTTAACAGTACCAAATATGTTTGTGTGCGAACAACAGTATGCAGATACTTATGTCCCTCACGCAGAAAAAACATACTACTTCCCATTAAGTGAAGGACAAAAACTAATGCAAGATGGAACAATAGACGGAAAGGTTAAGAATACAAAAGCACAAGTAGTATTTGATGGAAGTAATGACGAAGATTGGACCTTAAGAAGTACAATGACAAATGTGTGTAGTTTTGGTTTCTCAAATGCTTTGCCAAACGGAAAAGTAACTGATGACCAAAAAGCTATATGTAGTCATTTCATTGCTGAAAGTGGCGAAAATGATACTGAACATTGCAGGACAGCTTCAAGAAGCTACCCTGAATATTTTACAATATACATAGACAAAACAAAAGCTTCAACTGTTGAGGCTTTAAGGACTTGGTTGGCAAGCAATCCAATCACTGTAGAATATGAACTAGCAACACCAAGCGAAACTAACTTTACAAGTGAACAACAAGCAGTAATAGATGAAATAATATCAGACGGTACTTACAAAGAAGTAACACATTATACAGCAGAAGCAAGTATAAATCCTGATATGGAGATAGGTTATTATAGAGATTTGCCTACGATAATAGAAAATCTTGAAAATGCGTAAAAATAGTGCTTTTTGAGGTATATAAGTATATTAATTTAATATGAAAACGGCTTAGAAACGATCCTCGTGCGTTTTTTAAAATCGCTAAAACCTTACAGCCTAGGGCATTTGCTCTAGGCTTATTTTTTATGCCTAAAATACTCTTTTGCCTTCTTTTAGTTGACATAATACTGGTTTTATGTTAAAATATAATATCAAAGGAGGTATATAAAATGTATTTCTTAAATGATAAACACCCAGAATATGAATATTGTTTATTTATTCAAGTTGAAAAAGCACTACCTTATATTATAGAATACAAATATATGACAACTCGTGAAGATATATTAAGAAAAGTCGAAGAATTAGAAAAAAAGCATAATCGTTATAGACAAAGATTTTATATTGATAATGATTTTTACGACAATAAATATACACTTGAATCTGGGCGGAACTTACTATAAATTTTTAAGGCGACCTGTTGCTGACTGGGAAGAATTTTACGATTACCAAACAACCGCAAATCCAGTAAACACAAAGGTTTTCGACATTACAAAATATTTTTAAAAATATTTGCAAAAAGTATTGACAAACGAAATTTAAAGGTATATAGTAAGTACAGAATTTGGTACTTGCATTTTAGATTTTGACGTCAATATATTTTATTTTTTTACCTACATCACATTGTACAAAACTTTGAAAAAACGCAATGTTATGTAAATAAAAATAAAATATTTAAGTAATAAGTACCAAATACGGTACTTATTTTTTTATTGAGAAAGGAGGGAAGTATGAATTTAAACATAGAGGAACAGATACCTGTAAAATCAAAAATTTACAGAGACAAACAAATTTATATTCCCGAAAATGTTAGAAGATTTTTAGAGTGGAATATAGGAGATAAAATTGAAATGTTTGCAACAAAAGAAGGAGTTTTTATAAGAAAGGATGATTAACAAATGAAAAAAGAATTGAAATATAGATTAAGAAGAGTTGTATTTTTATACACACCATTTATTTTATTAGTAACATTAATAGAAATTTACGCATTTGTGAAAGCAGGAATATTTATATTTTATTAAAGATAGGAGGTGGAAATATGTTATTAGGAAAACATTTAAGAAAAGTTATTAATCAGCTAGAAAATGAAAACAGAAGGCTTAAAGATAGAAACAAAGAGTTAGAGCATAACAATTGGATTTTATTGGATACTAACAGAGAATTAAGAAACAAAGTAGTAGTATTAGAAAACAACATGGAAATTGTAACAAATAATTTAACACCAAAAAAGAAAAAATTATTAGGATTGGAGGATTAAGTATGTTTTATAAATGTAATACAAAAAACGGACAAGTAACAATAATAGTATGTAAAGCAAAAGATTTAGTAAAAAAAGTTGCAAAAGCAACAAAAAAATAAAGGCTGCCGACACAAAGGTCAAGCAGTCTAGAAAATATACTTGCTATACATATTATAGCAAGTTGGAAGGAGTTTGTCAAGTGGAAGATGAAATATGGACAGAATTAGAAGATATTGCCTATCAAGATTATATTTTTGAAGAAATGATAAAAAAGGAGGAAAATTAGTGGAAGGCATTAAAGAAGAAGAAATAAAAGATTTAGTTTTAAAAAATCAAAATAATTTAATGAATATATTGTTATCAATAGAAGATGAAATATATAAATTAAAATCACAAGAACGTGAAATATCAAGCAAAAGAAAGTATTTAGAAACACAATATGCAACATTAAAAGAAAAAATCAAATTGGTATTAGAAGAAAATGAAATTTCTAAAATAGAAACAGAAAGTGGAAAATTATCAATAAGAAAGAATCCTATAAGTGTTGAAATTATAGATGAAAGTTTAATACCAAACAAATATAAAAAGCTTATTCAAACAATTCAAATTGATAAAAAAGAAATAATTAATGATTTTAAAGAAACAGGAGAATTAATTGAAGGTGTGAAAATAAATTCTCAAAATACAAGTTTACAAATTAATTAGGAGGAATTATGGAATATTTATTTAGAGATTTAAAAGCTGATGAAATAGACTGTCGAATTGCACAAGTAAAACAAGCTGGATTAAGTTTATTGTTATACAAAGATGCAAGAGTAGATATGGATATACTAGATGAAACAGTTGGAAACATGAATTGGCAAAGAAAACATTTAAGAGATAATGCAAATTGTATTATTGAAATTTGGGATAAAGAAAAAGGACAATGGATCAGTAAAGAAGATACTGGAACAGAGAGCTTTACAGAAAAAGAAAAAGGACTAGCAAGTGATAGCTTTAAAAGAGCAGGATTTAATTGGGGAATAGGAAGAGAACTTTACACAGCACCTTTTATATGGATAAAAGCAGAAGATTGCAAAATAGAAGATAGTAAAAGAAAAGATAATTACGGAAATGTAATTTATACTTGTAAAGATAAGTTTTATGTAGAAGCAATACAAATAACAGATAAAGTAATAACAGGTTTAGCAATTAAAAATGCAAGAACAAATATGCGAGTTTTTATTTATAAAAAAGGAGATTAAGAATGGATTTATACGAAGAAATCACAAGACTTATAAAAGAATTAGATTTATCTGTAAAACAATTAAGAAAAAGTGGAACAGAATACGCACAAGCCGAACAAGATTATAAGATATGTTTAAGAAAAGAAGCATTGAAATTAAGATCAGATGAAAATATGCCAGTAACACTAATTAATCAAATTATATATGGTGTTCCAGAAGTTGCGAAATTGCGTTTTGAGAAAGATATAAAAGAAGCAGTATATGAAGCTAACAAAGAAGCAATAAATAGCACAAAATTGAAATTAAGGCTATTAGAAGGACAATTAAATAGAGAGTATTCAGTAGCCAATAAAATGTAATTAAGTTTGTGGCATTAATTACAATAAACAAACAAAGTATGAGTAAGGAATTATTGAGTTGGTGCCACATGTCTGCCCAAAGGAGTGATTAAATGAAACATAGAAGAACAAAAGCAACAGATATTCCAAAACAAGTAAGAATGGCAGTAGCTTTAAGAGATAAAGGCAGATGTATTATATGTGGAAATCAGGGAATAAGCAATGCACATTATATAAAACGTAGTCATGGTGGATTAGGAATAGAGGAAAATATTGTTACATTGTGTCCGCAATGCCATTATGAAGAAGATTTTGGAAAAAACAGCAAAGAATATGAGCAGAAACTAAAAGAATATTTACAGAGTTATTACGGCTCAAAATGGAATGAAGAAAATTTAATATACAAGAAATACAACATAGGGTAGGCACAAAACTACCCTAATTTTTACGAAAGGAGAAAGCAATGGATAAAAACAGCTTTTTAATATATTTAGATTATCAAGAACAATTTGATTTATTAAGCGATGAAGAAGCAGGAATATTAATAAAAGCAATAATTAAATATGAAAAAACACAAGAAGTTCCTAGATTAAATGGTATGGTAAAAATGGCTTTCTCTTTTATAAAAACACAATTAGACAGAGATAGAGAAAAATACCAAGAGAAGTGTGAAAAGAATAAAGAGAATGCTCGTAAAAGATGGAATGCGAAAAATGCGAACGTATGCGATGGCAAAATTCGCAATGCGAATAATGCCGATAACGATAATGATAATGAAGATGATAATGATAATGAAAATGATATTAAAAAGAAAAATAAAAAAAGAAAAAAATTTATTAAACCAACTGTTGAAGAAATTAAAAATTATTGTATACAACGCAAAAATAATATAGATACACAATATTTTTATGATTATTACGAACGAAATGGTTGGAAAGTAGGTAAAAATCCTATGGTAGATTGGCAAGCTACTATACGAACGTGGGAAAGAAATAATAAGAAATCTAGTAGTGCAGAGGAGGAGTTTTTAAATGGATAAAAGCGAGTTTATGGAAGGAGTGCATTTATTACAAAATGCTTATGGAAGAAAATTAACAACAGAGCAATTAAAGTTGTATTATGATAATTTAAAAGATTTAGAAAAAGATGTGTTGATTAAAAACATAAAAGAGCAAATAAAAATTAATCCATTTATTCCAACAATAGCAAATTTAAGGAATAATCACACAAATTTTGAGGAAAGAAAATACACAGAAGAATTTTTAAATCAATTTTATGCAAACAAAGGAGGAAAATAAATGAAAATAAATCAAAAAACAAGAGTAATAAATTATATTAAAGAATTTGGTTCTATATCAAGTTGGGAAGCATACGCAGATTTAGGAATAACACAGCTAGGTGCTAGAATAGACCAGTTAAAGAAAGATGGATATGAGTTTAAAACAGAGTGGGAATCAAGTGTAAATAGATTTGGAGAAAAGACAGAATATAAAAGATATTCACTAGTAACAGACCATATACCAATGATAATTTGAGGGTAGCTTATGGAAATAACAGAATTGTGTAAACGGCTGTTTACGGCTGTAACAGACTAGCTGAACCTAATTTTCTTCGGAGTAGAAGAATGCGAGAATTGTACTTTAAACCAAGTAATAGAAGAATACGCAGAACAAATGAAAATGGAGGGATTAGATGAATGCAACAAATAGGAGTTTTTGATTTATTATATGAGAATTATAAAATTAAAAAACCAATAAGATTAATTGAATTTTTTGCAGGTTATGGTAGTCAAGCATTAGCATTGAAATATCTAGGAATACCATTTGAACATTATAAAATATGTGAATGGGCAATAAAATCTATTCAAGCATATAAAGATATACATTTTACTAACGAAAGTGGAATTTTAATAGACTATGATAGAGAAAGAGAAATAAACAATTTATATAAGCTAGGAATAAGCAATGATTATAATAATCCAATGACATTGAATCAAATAAAAAAATTAAGTGATGAACAAATATATAGAATTACAGAAAACATATTAATAACACATAATTTAGTAAATATTCAAAAAGTTAAAGGAAAAGATTTAGATATTGTTGATAAAGATAAATACGATTACATATTAACATATTCATTCCCTTGTCAAGATTTATCGTTAGCAGGAAAAAGACAAGGAATGAGTGATACAAGTACAAGGTCTGGAATGTTATGGGAAGTTGAAAGAATACTTAATGAATGCAAAGAAATTGATACATTACCACAAATTCTTTTAATGGAAAATGTACCACAAGTACATAGTCAAGAAAATATAGAAGATTTTAGAAAATGGCAATTAGCACTAGAAAAACTAGGTTACCAATCTTATTGGAAAGATTTAATAGCAACAGATTATGGAATACCACAAACAAGAAATAGATGTTTTATGGTATCAATATTAGGGAATTATAATTATAACTTTCCTAAATATATTCCGCTAAAATTAAAGCTAAAAGATATGTTAGAGGATAATGTAGATGAAAAGTATTATTTAAGCAATAAAATGATAAACTTTTTTATACATAACGAAGAAAAACAACAAGAAAAAGGAAATGGATTTAAATTTAATGTAAGTGATGGAGATGTAATAGCAAAAACAATAACAACAAGAGCAGGTAGTAGAATGGATGATAATTATATAAAAATTAAAAACGCAACAAAACAAGGTTTTCTAGAAGCAACTAATGGAGACGGAATAGATATATCAAGCAGAATGGAACATCATAGGGGAACAGTACAAAAAGATAAAGTACAAACATTAACAACAGCAGGTGGAAATGAAAGAGGAGTAGTAAACAATATGAGAATAAGAAAACTAACACCAAAAGAATGTTTTAGACTTATGGGAGTTAAAGATGAAGATTATGACAATGTGTGTAAAAATCAAAGTGATAGTAGTTTATATCATTTAGCAGGAGATAGTATAGTTGTTAATGTGTTAGAAAAAATCTTTTAAAATTTACTTATGGAGGGATTAGATGACACTATTTGAAACAATATTATTAATATTAACAGGTGTTTGTTTAATAGAATTTATAATAAACACAACTTTATCATTATTAGTAGATTATGAAGATAAAAAACCAATAGGACTAAAGGTTGCAATGTTATTTATAATAATAAGTGGTTTAACAATGATTGTATATAAATGGATAAGCTAGGAGGTACAAATGAGTAAATATCACAATAAAAAAACACAAGTAGATATGTATGTATTTGACAGTATAGCTGAAAGTAAGAGATATAAAGAATTAGCATTATTAGAAAAAGCAGAAGAAATACAACAATTAACATTGCAACCAAGATTTTTATTGCAAGAGGGTTTTAAAAAGAATGGCAAGACATACAGAAAGATAGAATACATAGCAGATTTTATGTATCGAGAAAAAGGCAAAATAGTTATAGAAGATGTTAAAGGAAAGGAAACAGAAGTGTTTAAGTTAAAACGAAAGCTATTTGAATACAAATATCCATATTTAGAATTAAAAATTGTAAAATAAGGAGATTACAAATGGGAAAAAGCAATAAAAGTGCTAAAGAAGAATTAATAAGATTATATGGAAAAGAGTGTTTTATAGAAAAATTACATTTAAGACCAGACACAGAACGTAAATACACAGGTAAAGCTCAATATCACAGAATGAAACAGCTTACTTATCATCATATAAGGGAAAAGTCAAAAGGAGGGAAAGCAACAGTAGAGAATGGAGCATTATTATCTGCTGAAAATCACGAATGGTTTAACAAACAGAGCAAAGAAAAACAAAGAGAACTAAACAATGCTTTTCAAGAATATAAGCATAGAGTAGATATACATTGTGCTACGTTAGTTTTGAAAGACAAAGATATTGAAATTGAGCCATTACAAGAAACTGAAGAAACAATAGAGTTACCATCAGAGATAGAACGAGGATATATAGAATTAGAGCCAATGACACCAGAAGAACAAGCAAAGTATGAAGAATATAAGAAAAAGAAAATAGCAGAAAAGTATAAGAAATTTGGAGTAGAAACAGCAGAACAAAAAAGGGAAAGAGAGCAAAAGCAATTATTAGAAGATTTAGAATTAGAATTTAACGAAAGAAATAGAGGAGGGTATGGAAGATAATGTTTGATTTTTTTGAAGGATTAATAGAAAAATTAGGGTTTAAATTAATAAGTGATTTTAGTAATAAATTGTATGATTGGATAAAAGAAGCTATCAAAAATAGTGATAAAGATAATAACGATAATGGTGTTAGTAGAAAAAAAATAGGTAGTTCAGGGGACTATGCACAAATAGGTAGTTCAGGGTACTATGCACAAATAGGTAGTTCAGGGTACTATGCACAAATAGGTAGTTCAGGGGACTATGCACAAATAGGTAGTTCAGGGGACTATGCACAAATAGGTAGTTCAGGGGACTATGCACAAATAGGTAGTTCAGGGTACTCTGCACAAATAGGTAGTTCAGGGGACTATGCACAAATAGGTAGTTCAGGGTACTATGCACAAATAGGTAGTTCAGGGTACTCTGCACAAATAGGTAGTTCAGGGTACTCTGCACAAATAGGTAGTTCAGGGGACTATGCACAAATAGGTAGTTCAGGGTACTCTGCACAAATAGGTAGTTCAGGGTACTCTGCACAAATAGGTAGTTCAGGGTACTCTGCACAAATAGGTAGTTCAGGGTACTCTGCACAAATAGAGATTTCAGGGACAGACTCAATAGGATTTGCTTGTGGTTGGAAGTCAATTATAAAAGCTAAAAAAGGAACTTGGATTTCACTTGCAGAATATGGGAAAAATGAAGATGGAAAAATTATTCCAATATATGCAAAATCTGCACAAATTGGAAACAAAGAATATAAAGACCATAATGGAAAAATGCTTAAAGCTAATATATATTATGTTTTATGGCAAAAAGAATTTTACGCAGTTGATTGCTATGATGGAATATGGACTATAAGAATAACAGAAAAGAAAAGAGAAGATATAACAATAATAAAAGCAATACCATTGGATAATATATTAGATGAAAACCCAAGAGAAATATATATTGCAAAACAATGTAAATTATCAGCACACGCATATTCAGTAAGAGAAGCAGTAGAAGATTTAACATTTAAGAAAATGAAAAATATAAACGTAGATGAAATAGTTGCAAAAATAAAAGAAACAAGGAAAGTAACAAGAAGTCAATACAGAGCAATAACAGGAGCTTGTTCATTTGGAACAAATCAATTTTGCGAAAAACACAACATACAAGATTTAGAAGAAATTGAACTAACAGAATTAAGAAAAATACTAATAGATGATTATGGAGCAAAAAAATTCTGGGATTTAATAGGAGAGTGAGAATATGCAACCTAAAAAATATAGTGAAGTAAATTATATAGCAAATAAACCAAAAAAACCACTTTGGATAGCAGTTATATTAATACTAATATTTTTTATAGTATTACAGATAGCAATAATAGTTAAATTAACAATAGAAGATTTAAGTTTAATAAAAGAAAATGAAAAACTAAATAAAGTAATAGAAATGAAAAATAGTCAAATAGCTGACCTTGAAGAAAATTGCAAAGACTTATTTATAGAAAATCAAAATTTAAAATTTGGAGATGATTAAATGAATACGGAAATTCAAGAGCTTAAAAATGAAATAGCAGGTCTTAAAGAACAATTACAAAACTATATACCAAGACGCAGAGTAAGAAGAGTATATAAAATGTTAGGAGATATATTAGAACAAGATACAGACAATACATTACACATAAATATTTTAAAAGAATTTATAAAAAGTATACAAGACAATGGAACAGCAGTAGCAGGACAAGAAATTAAAACAGCTATTGAACATTTATTATCTGTAAGAGAAAGATAAGGAGATGATAGATAATGTTAAAAATTAAAGACAATGTAGATTTAAAAGAATTAGAGAAGTTTGGATTTGAGTTAGATGGAAATACATATAAATATTTCATAGCAAAAAATAAATGTGTTTATGTATGTATTCACGATAGAAAGTTAATAAGACCAGAATTACCAATAATAACAAGTAGAATAAAAGATTTTTTCACATCAAAAAAACCATATCAAAAGTTAAGTGAAATAATGTGTGAATTAGATAAAGTAGATTTAGTAGAGAAGGTGGAAGAATGACAAAAAAAAAGATAAAAGAATTAGAAGAAAAAATGCGAAATTTTAAACCTAAATATATCTACAATAGATATGATGGAGTAATAAGGAAATATGAAGTAGTTGATAATATATTAATAAATGTGAAAAATACAAATGACATAATTGATAGAGAAAGACATGGAATTTTAGGCATAACATCAGAAAATTTAATAGATTTAATAGAAGTAGGAGATTATGTGAATGGAGTTGAAGTAGTAGATTTAGCAGATGGAATACATTTAGAATTTGCTAATGATGTTTCCTTTGTAGATGTTGGATTATGTACATATATGGATGGTCATATTGAAGGGATAGAAACAATAGTAACAAAAGAACAATTTAAAAATATTGAATATATAGTGGAGGATTAAATGGAAGAAGATATAATAGAAAAATTGGCAGATAATGAACATAATAGATGGTCTAATTGGCAGAAATATGTTCATAGTAAGTGTATTAAAAATGAAGATGGTAGCTTAACAATACCAAAACAATATGTAGAACATTGGGAACATGAAATTAATACTAAATATAAAGATTTACCAGAAAACATTAAAGAAAGTGATAGAAAAGAAGTAAGACAAGTATTAAAAATATTAGACTATGAAAATATTATAGCAAGATATAAGGAATATGAGAAACAATTAGATTTAGATTATGTAGATAATAATTATATTCCAATATCAAAAATAAAAGAAAAGATAGAAGAATTAGACAAAGAATTAAAAAAAGAATTAGAAAGAGAAAATGGGTTTTATAATGACATTTCATTTATATTAGAAGAACAAATAGAAGTTTTAGAAGAACTTTTAGAAAGTTAGGAGAAAGTATGGAAGAAAACGGAATAACAGCATTAATAGTAATTATATGTTTAATTATAGCAATATTAATAAAAGGTGTAACAGTAACAGATGAAAGCAAAAATATAGTAAATGAACATATGACTTGGATAGAGTTTTATAAAACTTACAATAAATGAAAGGAGAAATAAAGAGATGATTGTACTTTCGATAAAAAAGAAATGGTTTGACATGATAAAAAGTGGAGAAAAGAAAGAAGAATACAGAGAGATAAAACCATATTATAATATAAGATTTAAAAAAATATTTGGATTTGATAAAAAAAGAATAGAGGAAATAGTATTTAGGAATGGATACAGAAAAGATAGTTCAACAATTAAATGTATATGCACCTTAAGAGTAGGTAAGGGTAAAGAAGAATGGGGAGCAGAACCTAATAAAGAATATTATATTTTAGATATTTTGGAGGTACACAAATGATAAATAAAGAAGAAGAAAAGTTTTTAAATTGCAAAGGTGATATAGAATTTCTAGAGTGGTTTATTAAAAGTAAGCATACAGAAACTTATGAAGAATATTATCAAATTGTAGATAATTCAATAAAAAATATAATATTTAGGGTAAAAGAACTAGAAGAAATAGAAAAAGAACATCAAAAAATTAATGGAGAATTACAGAAAAAAGTTACTTACTATGAAGAACTATGTAAAGGTAAATCAATACAAAAATTAGGCACAAGCGATTTGTATAAGGAGGACTAAAGATGATTAAGTTTAAATGTGATATTTGTGGAAAAGAGACCAAAAATATAGACACATTAGTTTTATACAGAAAGAAAATTGATTATTGTAACAATATAAAATGTAAAAGAAAGATAATGAAAATAGAAAAAGAGTTTAGAAAAGAAATAAAATACCAAAATTTTATGTTTGACTGTGCTTTAAGAAATAAAGAAAAGAGATTGTTAAAAGAAATAAAAAAATAACACAAAGGAGGACTAAAGATGCAGTATTTGAAAGATGAAATGGTATTGTTACAAAGTTTAAAGTTTAAAAGAGAAGATATAAAAGAAGCACTTAAAAACATATTAGAAGGCTATAACAAAGTCTTTAATTTAGCAGTACATCAACAAAACTATATAAAAGAAAAAAGACCAGAGTTTGCAAGAGAAATGGAAGAAAACTTTAAATTGGTTGAAAGAAATAAATATTTAGAAAATGAAAATAGGGAATATAAAAACTTATACAGGGATCAATTAAGCCGTATAAAAACATTAGAAAAAACTGTAAAATATTATTCAAGAATACTTGATAAATTACAAACAAAAGAGGAGGAAACATGGAAAGATTAAGTAAAGAAGAATATAACAGAGCAAGAGATTGTCTGAAAAGATACAACTATAATTGTATTAACATAATAAACATACAAAGCGATATATTAAGTTTAAGCATAGCTCCTAATGATGGACTTCCTAAAGCTCCGTATAGTGTAGGAGATACAACTTTAAATAAAGTAATACAATTACAAGAAAACATTGATTTACAAAAGTCTATTAAGGAATATAAAGCAGTTATTCAAGCATTAGAATTAGTTGATACAGACAGCAGATTTATATTTGAAAAAGAATTTAGAGAGAGTAAATACAAATGGGAAGTAATTGAGTTATTAAATAAATCGGAAGAAACGTACAAACGTAGAAAAAGAGAACTAATATATGCAGTACATAATGAATTAAACAAAAAATGACCTTATTTTGACCTTTTTTAAGTAAAAAAATGTGTTAAAATGGTAATAGGTAGAAAACTAAAGAGCCTATTATGGCTCTTTTTATTATTGAAATTAACGATACTAGATAGGTTAATATATAGCAATGTTCTCCACACAGACATTGCCTCCTTTGATACATCTTTTGTTACCCATGTGCGATTCTAGTTAAGCACAACAGTATACAGAACACAGCGAAGGCTCGCAGGTATCTCGCAACTTAAATCCTGTATAAAAGAGTACTTTCTCCAAAAGCCAGTTGCATCTGTGTTTTGTATAGTATTTTAATTAATTGAATATAGTGGCACAATAAAAATAAATAAATAGTATAGGTTTTATTAGTCACTGTGTATACTAGTTGCAAACTAAATTTTTCTATGTACAAAAAACCGTGTGCCATTATATTGAGTAAATTGTATGTAGTGATATATAAAGATATGATGACCTGGCACCTCAGGGAGGTGTGGTAAGTTTGCAAACCGTTATATTAACATAGAAATTCTAGGAAAGCTATGGTATATCATTACATAGAGTTTATTAAAACAAAAGAAGGTGCTATATATGATAGAACAATTTAAAAAATATATATGTAGTAACTGTAAAGGAAATTGTAACAAAGGTATAGTAATTATAGAAAAGAACGGAGAACAACAAGCTAGATGTTACGATTATGAGAAAAAAGGCGAATTAGAAGGTTATATTCGACCAAAAACAAGATATGCTAAACAATATAAATCTATTATGGGATTTAGACAGGAGTATTAAGTATGGTAATAGAACATGCAAATATATTTTATGTAAGAGATATTCATGCAATTGGTGGAGTAGAAACATTTGTATATGAGTTGGTAAAAAAATATAAAGATTATGATATAGCAGTTGTAACAAAAAACATAGCTCCAGAACAGTCAAAAAGATTAAGAAAATATTGCAGAGTATATATACATAGAGATCAAAAAATAAAGTGCAAAGTAATAATTACAAACTGGGATACATCAATATTAAACTATGTAAACAAAGAAGCGAAGAAATACACAGTTATACATACTGATTATAGTAATCCAACAGAAAAATTAGGATTACCAAAAGACAGACCAGATATAACATATATAGGAATAACTGAAAGTAGCAAAAAAGTATTTGAAGATATAACAGGAATAGATAGAACAATATTGTGTAGAAATCCTTATGAATTAGAAGAAGATAAACCAATATTAACATTATTAAGTGCAACAAGACTATCAGATATTAAAGATGGCGGGAGAATGTTATACCTAGCAAATACTTTAGAAAAATTAGGAATAAATTTTATATGGTATATAGTTACAACTAATGAATATGCAACAAATTCAATATGGAAAAATAATAATGTTGTTCATGTACCTAATAGGTTAGATGTTGGACCATTAATGAAAAAAGCAGATTGGTATGTTCAATTATCAATATGTGAAGGAGATAGTTATAGTTTAAAAGAAGCACTATACAGAGGACTTCCAATAGTTGTATGTGAGTTGCCTTACTTTAAAGAAATAGGGATAGAAGATGGAGTAAATGCTTTATTTTACAAAAGTGACAATACAAATGCTGAAGAAATAGCAAATAAAATGAAAAAACCTTTAAAATTTGAATTTATAAAAATAGAAGATGGTTATAATAAAATATTAAATAAAACAAAATCACATTATGAGGAGGAAATAGAAATGAAATATTTAGTAGAGGCAACAGGCAAATATCAAGAGAAAAATGTAAGCGATAACGAATTATCAGCTATAAAAGGCGAAAGATATGTTCCTAAAAAAGGAGAACGTTGGCTTGTAGACTATGACAGGAGAGATAAACTTATAGAATTAGGTTTTGTAAATCAAATAGAAGAAGTTGATGAAACAAAATTAACAAAGGTTAATGAACTTCAAACAATAGAAAAATTAAAAGAAATTGAGGTTAAACCGCTTCCAAGGAAAAGAAGAACAACAAGAAGGATTAAATAACATGGATAAATATATAAAAATGTTATTATATAAACTAAAAGATAAAGTAAAGTATTCTATAAGATATATGATAGAGTATGAAGATCATTGGGAAACATATTTTACAAAGAAAGAATTACTAAACAGATTATTAGAAATAGAAAGAAAGGGATAGTATATGGCAAAGACAGATAAAGAGAAAAAAGAAATTATTGCTTATTATGTAGAATGCCAAAACTATTCTGAAACAGGAAGGAAATTTAATATTCCTGAAAGTACAGTAAGACATATTGTAAAAAATCAAGATGAAATAGATATTGCTAAGGCTTGCGAACAAAAAAGAGAAGAAAACACAGAAGATGTACTTCAAGCAATGAAAAAACGTAGTAAAAAGAAAATAGAAATTGTCGACAAAATATTTGAAGCAATGGACGGAAAACTTGAGAATATAGATATGTTTACCAATATAAAAGATTTAGCAACAGCTTATGGAATAATAATGGATAAAGAATTAAAATTAAAAGAATTAGAAATTAAAGAAAAAGAACTAAATAAAGACAATTCAAAAGAACTAGAACAAGCCAGAGAGTTAATAGTGTCAATAAGAAAAGCAGTTGATTATAATGAAAATTAATTATGAATCATATGAAGTAAGTGAAAAACAAGCTGAATATTGTAGAGAAGCAACACACAGATGGAATGGAAAAGTAGGAGCAACACAGTGTGGAAAAACTTTTATAGACACTTTATTTATTATTCCAGAAAGAATTGATGAACGCAGAGATAAACCTCGGATTAACTTTTATTACAGGTGTGTCAAAAGAAACAATACGAAGAAACGTAATTCAACCAATGCAAGAAATTTTTGGAGATAAGGTTGTTACAGATATTAATTCTCAAAATATAGCATATATTTTTGGAGAAAAAGTGCATTGTATTGGAGCAGATAATATAGGCAGAGTAAAAAGATTTAGAGGAGCAAGGATAAAATATTTATATATTGATGAAGTTTACGATATTAATAAAGAAGTTTTTGAATTATTAAAGTCAAGATTAAGCTTTGAATATAGCATGTGTGATTTTGCAGGAAACCCTCAAGGACTTCATCATTGGTTTGAGGAGTTTATAAATAGAACTGATATAGATATTTATGTTCAAAGATATAGTATATTTGATAATCCATTTTTACCAAAAGAATATGTTAAGCAATTATGTATTGAATATAATGGAACAATATATTACGATAGATATATTTTAGGACTAGCTCGAAATGCAGAAGGAGTTATATACAGATTATTTGCAGATAAAACAAATGAATATTTGATAGACGATATAGAAGAAATAAAAGAAAAACTAATGCTTGTTACAATAGGAGTTGACTATGGAGCAGGTATGAGTAAAACAAAGTTTGTAGCAACAGGAATAACATACAACTTTCAAACAGTTGTTCCTTTAGATGAATTAGACATGACAGAAATATACGATCCAGAGCAATTATATGAACAGTTTATTGAATTTTACAAGCGAGTATATGAAAAATACGGAATGTGTCAATATGCTTTTTGTGATTATGGAGCTTTAGGAAATGTAATTACATTAGGCTTAATTAGAAAATGTCAAAAAGAACGTTTACCTATAAAAGTAATGGATTGTAATAAAGGAACAATAAAAGACAGAATATTTTTAACGAGTAAACTAATAGCACAGAAAAGATTAAAGATAATAAGAAAAAATCAAGTATTAATAAAAGCATTACAAGAGGCTTTATGGAATAGTAAGGCAGAAGATGAAAGACTTGATGATGGAACAACAGATATAGACAGTTTAGATGCACTTGAATATTCAATAAATAGTTTTTATGAAAAATTAATAAATGCAAGGAGATAAA